TTAAAGAATTTCAAGAACAATTTGGCGACAAAGACGCAAAAAGCAAAGTATTAATACCAGCAGTTAGAGATGCCATGAAGCCTGTATTGGCTATGGCTAAAGCATTGTCACCTAAAGACACAGGTGCATTAAATAACTCTTTATATGTCACCGCAAGGCGACCTACTAGAAAAGATATGAAGTCAAGATATGTAACACCAAAAGATTCTGTTATATCTCTTGTTTCATCTCGACCAATTCCTAAAAAAGTAAAGCAACAATTTCAAGCCGAATATGGCAATTTAAAAGGCAAGGAATACAAAAAGGCTAGAAAAAAGTTTTATACAGAACAAGGTGTTATGTTTGACGCTAGAGCGATAGCCAATGAATTCGGAACGGCTAATATGTCAGCCAAACCATTTATGCGAGTTTCATTAGAATCACAAGCTCAAATGGTAGCAACAAAGTTAGGTTTAATTCTTAAAGAAAAAATGGATTCTTACAAAACTAAAAATTTATAACAAAAAGGAAAAGATATGAGTAAATTAGGAAGTTTATTAGGCAAAGAATATGAAGATCACAAACAATCTATTCTTACGAGAACGCTTAAATTTAATGATGCTACTTTTAAAATAGTTATTCCTAGCGTTGCAAAAATTGAAGCAATTTATAACTATAAAAATTCGCCTAATCTTGAAAAGATTGAATCTATTTATCAGCAATTAAAAGCTAATTTAGTTATCAAACCTGAAGATAAAGTTGAAGAAAAAGAAAATGACATTGTAGTAAATGGCAGATCAATGAGAGAATCTGCAACCAATACGCATTTAACTCAATATCAAATTTTAGAATATTTTAAATTTTTTGTTCCTCAAGAAGGACAAGATATTAATACTTTAACTTATGAAGATATTAATGCAGAAATACCATTACAAATTCAAATAGAATTTATGAATAAAATTAATGAAGTTTTAAGTCCTGACTATAAGGAAATTAGTTCAAAGTAAAAAGCTCGTTAAGAACCCAAGTTCGTGCGGCGATGGTATTTAACGGGCATACACAAGATAATATAGACGCACTAGATGAGCAGATATTTAACGAAATTGTTGTTATGTATGCTGATGGGTTGATTGGAAATAAAAATCTTATAACAACTCTAGGAACTCTTACTGCTGGGGTATTCAATTATATGCGACCAAGCAACAGTTCACTTTATAATTTAAAAGGCGTTATTGGTAGTGCTTATGGTTATATTTATGAAGATATAGAAGTTAGTCCTAGCGACGCATTATTGACATTTATGAGCCAAGCACCAAACTTTAAAATAGACAGATTTAAAGGTAAATAACTATGGCAATTATTTCAAGATTAGCGGTTTTACTTGGGCTTGATGCAGGCGAATTTAATGCTGGTTTAGGCAAAGCTAAAGATAAAGTAGAAGGCTTTTCTGATTCGGCTAAAATTGGACTTGCGGCAGTTAGCGCTTCTTTCATTGCGCTTGGTCGTTCTGCTATTCAATATGCTGATCAAATATCGCAAGTAGCTCAAGCTAATGATACTGCAATCCATGATGTATTAGCTCTTAATGAAGCTTTGCTTGTTGCAGGTGGCGGAGCTGATTCTGCTGGAAAATTATTTGCCGCATTTAATAATAAAGTTGATGAAGCCGCATCAGGCTCGGACAAAACTCGCGCAGTATTTCAAAAGCTTGGAGTATCCCTTTCTGACATTGGCAATTTACCTACAGATAAACTTCTTGAAAAAACTCTTAAACAATTAAGCGCAATTCCTGATTCAGCTACTCGATCAGCTAAAACTGTAGAGCTTTTAGGAAGGGCAATGCGAGGGCTTGATGTTAGAGAAGTATATGAAGAACTTATGGCGGCTCAAGGTAAATATACGGCAGACATGGACAAATCTTTTTACCAAGTAAAACAAACAATGGATGTTTTAACCGCCGCTTTTACTGATTTAAAAACTTCTTTTATTGTTAGTTTTGGCCCTGCAATTGAAGGTTTAATTGTTTTGTTTACTAAATTAACTTGGGCAATAGCTGGCACATTTTCAGGCTTAAAAGATATATTTACTCTTAATTTTGATGCAATTAAAAATTGGGATTTTGGTGTAGGAAAAGAAAAAGAGCTTGAAGAAAAATTAAGAAAGATTAGAGAACAAAAACCGCCATCAAGCGGAGCAGGTGGCAGACCTCTCGAGCCAGGTGAGCTTGCACAAAAGCAAGAAGAATATTTTAAAAAAGAATTAATGATTTCTGAAGCTAAAAGACAGAGATATAAATTAGAATCTGAATTAGTATTCTTATCACAAAATGAAAAAAAATTACAATTAGATTTATTTGATATTGAACAAAAGCGTTTGCAATTAACTTTGGGCGATCAGTTTGGTCGAAAGATGACAAAAGAGCAAGCGGCTGAATGGGCGCAAACAGAAATAAATAGAGTTAAACAAGAATATTCTATTGCACAATCACAAAGAACTTTTGCCTATGGTTGGGAAAAAGCTTATGCAAGTTATGTTGAAAATGCTACCAATGCCGCTAAATTAGGTGAACAAGCATTCGTATCTGTTACTTCAAATATGGAGCAAGCGCTTGATCAATTTGTTTCTACAGGAAAACTTAAATTTGGTGATTTAGCAAAAAGTATTATTGCTGATCTTATTAAGATTCAAATGAGAGCGCAATTAACTTCTTTATTTAAAGGATTAGGTAGTATATTTGGATTTGGCGGTGGCGAAAGCGGCGGTGGATTATTTAATACTGCACCAAGCGCAGGCGGACTTAAATTTTTAGCTGAAGGTGGACCTATTTCGGGTCCTGCTATTGTAGGTGAAAGAGGTCCTGAATTGTTTGTTCCTAGAACCGCAGGCACGATTATTCCTAACAACAAACTAGGCTCTGCTATGGGCGGCGCACCTTCTATCGTGTATAATGGTCCTTACATTGCTAATATGAGTGCTATAGATACACAGTCAGGTTTACAATTCTTGGCTAAAAATAAACAAGGTGTTTGGGCGGCTAATCAATCAGCTCAAAGATCAATACCACAATCGAGATAATATATGGCAACTCTAAATACAATCCTTTCGATAGCTGAATCTGTAGGCATTGACGATCAAAGATTTATCGGTCAAATGATGAGCCGAAATCAAAGAATTGCTACCTCTGAAATTATTGGAGTGCAACCTTTTGGCTTTGAAATGAAGCCTATGAATTATCTTTTATATTCCCAAAATAGATCATTGCTTTCAGCATTAAGAGCGGCTGATCGAGAGTTTGAACAATATCTTAATTTTGGTGTAACAGGTTGGGCTAATTATATTTATTATCAAGGCGACATGACCTCTGCCGAGATTAGTGCTTGTCAATATCAAACATCTTCAGCAAACAAAACTATTGTATTAGGTTCACTACCTACAATGGGAGCTACAGAATATATTGTAAAGACAGGTGACTTCTTACAGATTGATAGATATTCTTATATAGCAACTGCCGATGTTCAAAGAGGTGGTGGTTCTACAGTTAATATTCCTGTTCACAGAACCATTATGACAACGCTTGCAAGCCCTATGAATGCAGTAATTGGTCAGTATGGCACTACACAATCTATAGGTGGAAATACTTATACAGGCGTTACATTTCCTGTAATTCTTCAGCAATATCCTAATTACACACTTATTCCAATGACTGATGATTCATTTATTCAATGGAATGGCACATTTAAAGCAATAGAAGCGGTGTTGTAATGTCAAACAATATACCACCAATACAAAATACGAATAATATAAGGATAGCCGACTTTATTCGCATAACTACTACAGACGCTTCAAATGTTATTCAAATATATCGTTTAGCTTCTACTCCTTCCGTATTAACAATTCCTGCCGTTGATTCAGAACCTTTTGACGCTCTTGGTCCATTAGTTAAAGTAGGTGACGCAACTAGAGATATTAAATCAACCGCTAATGAAACTTCAATTACTTTAGTGGGTATTGAATCAGCTCAATTAGGCTGGGTATTAAGTAATAAAATTAAAGGTTCTCTTGTCGAAATGTGGCATGGCTTTTTTGATGCCAACAATGAGCTTATAACTACAGGCGGCACAGGCGGTCTTTATAAGTTTTTTACAGGCTATGTCAATTCATTTAATATTACAGAGCAATGGTTTGAAGAAGCAAGAATGTATTATGGAGTTATTAATGTAACCGCATCAAGCATTCAAATTATTTTACAAAACGGAACTGCTGGAAGATATACCAATAATAATTCGTGGCAATTTTTTGCGGATGGCGATACCTCAATGGATAGAGTTTCTGTTATTCAAAATATTAACTATTTCTTTGGCAAAGAAAAAGATGCAAGCCTTTACAGAACTTGATAAGACAAGCTAATAAATACGATATAGATAAGATAATAGATCTTTTAAAAGACTTTGCTATAAAGACAGATAGTCAATTAAAAGGAAGTCCATTAGACTGGTCTAAAACTTATGTAATGCAACTCATTACAAATATAATAGCAGGTCAAGGATTTATATTAATTGATGATAAACAAACAGGCATTTTAATAGCTTTTAAAAATCATTGTTTTTGGAATGATAAAAGTATTCAGCTACAAGAAGTTATGTTGCATGGATATAACAAATTTGTTATTGCTAGATTGATTAAAGAATATATTAAAATAGCAAAAGAATTATTAAATAAAAAGGAAATCAATCAAGCTACAATGTCATCTTATAATGACTTAAAATTTGAAAGATATGGTATGCAAAAACTAGAATATACATGGGAAATTAAATGAGTTCTTTAACAAAAGCATTTTCATTTTTTAATTTTAACCCATTTACTTTTGCTCTTCAAATGGTTGCTAGTTCTATATTGTCAAAAGTTTTTGCACCTAGCCCACCAAGTTTATCAACTCAACAACCCGAACCTAATCCTGGCTCTCGCGCACAAACTCCACCTGCTGGAAATAATAAACTTCCTGTTATTTATGGAAATGCTTGGACTGGAGGTATTGTTACAGACCTTTCAATTACTACCGATAATCAAACTCTTTATTATGTATTTGCTTTATCTGAAGTAACCAATACAGAATCATCAAGTGTTGGCGGTCCTGACAATATAACTTTTGGCGATATATATTGGGGCGGAAAAAAATGTGTATTTGATGGCACAGATTTAACTAAAGTAATTTCACTTCTTGATCAAAGCACAGGTCAATCTCAAGATATATCAGGATATATGAATATCTATCTTTATAGAAATGGTTCAAATAATCCTGCTAATTCATCAACAAACGCTATATCAGTTATGAGTGATATTAATCTTACTTATAAATGGAATGGTTCTAAATTAATGACTAATTGCGCTTTTGCAATTATTAAACTTAAATATTCTCAATCAAGAAATCTTGTAGGTTTATCTGCTACTAATTTTGAAGTAACTAATGCTAGATCAGCTCCAGGTGATTGCTTTTTAGATTATTTAACTTCTACCCGTTATGGCGCATCAATTCCATTAGCAAGCATTGATACAACAAGTCTTACTGCTTTAAATACTTATTCAAATGCCGCAATTGGTTATACTACTTACACAGGTGGATCAGGAACAATACCAAGATTTGAATTTAATGGTCAAATAGATACCGCACAAAAAATAATGAAGAATATTCAATCAATGGCGGACTGTGCTGATTGTTTGGTTAAATACAATGAAATTACAGGTCTTTGGGGTGTAATTGTTCAAAGCCCAACTTATTCAGTTGCTATGGATATTAATGATAGCAATATGATTGGTCCTATTGTAGTTAGCCCGATTGATATTTCAAACTCATTTAATATTATTGAAACAAAATTTCCTGATGGCACTCAACAAGATTCTTTTAATGCGGCAACTTTTGATTTAGCAGAAATTAATCCATCTTTAATGTTTCCTAATGAACCTGTAAATAAACAATCAGTTAGTCTTTATTTAACTAATAATTCTATAACCGCTCAATACATTGCTAATCGTATGCTAGAAGCGGCAAGGGAAGATTTACAGTTACAATGCGAAATTAATTATATTGGACTTGAATTAGAAGCAGGTGATATTGTTACTGTGACTAATGTTAATTATGGATGGTCAGCTAAATTATTTAGAATATTAAAAGTTATTGAAAAATTTGCTGATGATGGATCGGTAACTGCTTCATTAAGTTTATCCGAATATAATCCAGCCGTTTATGATGATTATAATGTTACTCAATTTACACCTGCTCCAAATACAGGACTTTCTAGCCCTACAACTTTTGGCACAGTTTATGCGCCTGTAATTACTGCACAATTTCCATCTATTACTAACCCTGCATTTACAATAAGAATACAAACATCAAGTGCAGGTATTTCTGAATATGCAGAAATATACTATTCAGCATATCAATACCCTACAGCCGATCAGCTTATATTTGCAGGCACTACTGAAATACAACCAGGCGGAAGTCCTTATGTAGTTAATAGCTATATGCCTGATGTTCAATTATTTAATATACCAGCAGGCGATTGGTATTTCTTTACTCGCATGGTTAATAATCTTGCATCAAGCAATTATTCATTAGCTTCTGCAAAACTCACTTGGCGACCAACTACATTTCAATATACTGAAAAATTTTTATCAGTAGCTTATGCAGATAGTATTGATGGATTAACTAACTTTAGTTTAAGCCCTACAAGCAGGCTTTATTATGGTCTTTATAATAATAACTCCACAAGTCCATCAACTACTGCTTCAGACTATAAATGGTATTTAGCTGATCCTGCTTTTGGCACTAATAAATTTTTATGCTTTATTAATAGAACAGGTCGCAAGTTTAGCTTTGATACAGACTTTGCTGACTATGCTTCAGGCACAGGTCAATTTGTGCCAACAACTATTGCAGACTTTGATCCTAGATTATGGTCAGCTTTGCCTGATGGATTAAATGTTATTGATCTTGATAATAAAACAGGTCAATTAATTACTACAGGAACAACAACTACAGGAACAGGACAAGTTAAAGTATCTAATACAGGTGATGGTCAATTAATAGCATCGCTAGATCAATTCCTAGATTTTGGTGGACCTACTACCTTTACAGGTAATGCCGCAACTATTACAGTCGATATTTATGGTCGAGTGGTAGGCTTTACAACACCTGATAACTTCTACATGACTATTGATTATTTTAATGCAACAAGTGGTCAGACAGTCTTTTCAGTTACTCGCGCGGCAACTTACATTCAAGGTCAATGCCTAGTATTTATTAACGGACTTTTATTATCTGACACAGAATACACAGATACGGGTGGCGCTACAGGCACAGTTACTTTAACCACAGGCGCGACATTAAATGATGTAGTAACCATATATTCAATGCGAGCTATATCAAGTGGCAATTATTATGACAATACTTATCTTAATGTAGCAAGTGTATCGGGTGCTAATGTCACTTGGAATATTGCTGAAATGCCTTATCAATTAATTAGAGCTGGCGATATAATGACTTTTAGTAATACTGGCACGCCAACTCAATATACTGTATCTAGTGTTAATTATGTAACGGCAACTATTACATTTACTACTTCACCTACAGGATTAACGACTGGCGATCCTATATATACTTACAGAGCTTCAGGATCAAGCTATCCTGTATTTAGCAGATTTGAAGCTACACTTACTTCAGCTACAACTTATACACCTACTGAATGGTTTTTTAATTCAGGTTACGAGCTTCCTTTTTATAACGGAACTATTGTGCCTGATTCTGATTTTGATATTGTAGGAAATACTTATACTAATATTCCAGCCGTATCTAGTGGCATTTTAACTATTATTCAATTTAGCGGAAACAATACAACAACACCTACAGGCACTCCGCAAAATGTAATTACATTTGCTACTATTGGACAAGTTTTCTATTCATTTAATTTTACAAATGGGGCTTTAGGAATTTATGCAAATGGTGTATTATATGAAGGCGGTGTGGATTATACGACTTCTACTAATAGCTATACATTAACTAATAGTCCTACACAATCGTTTATAATTCAACAACAAACATTCGCTCGCGCAGGTGCGGCATAAGGGGAAAAAATGACACAAGCATTTAATTTAAGTCAATTTGCCAATAAGGTAAATACTTCAGGGGAAGCAGATTTAACAACTGCGGTTACTGGCACACTTCCACAAGGCAATGGCGGAACAGGATTAACAACACCAGGAACATCAGGCAATGTATTGATGTCCGATGGCACAAATTGGGTAAGTGGCACTATTTATCCTGTAAGAAATAGAATCATTAATGGTGCAATGACTATTGATCAAAGAAATGGTGGAGCTAGTGTAACTCCTACTGCAATAGCAACATGGAATTATACTTTAGATAGATGGGCAGCACTTATTTCAGTAACAAGTAAA